ACCTCTGTTAAAGTCTTTTGGAAAACTTTAAAAGATTCGTTCATAGATTTCATGTGTCTATTTACTGTAACTCTATCAAACCAATCACCTGTTTCTTCAAGTGTTACTTTGTTTGCGTTTTCAACAATACCTTTAATAGCAGTATATGTTTCCATAAGGTCACCATTACGATAAATTGTTTCACCAAATTTCTTGTATGCAGATACGGCTTCAAGAAATGCTTTCTTTTCTTCAGAAGTCATTTTTTGTTCTTTTTCTTCTTCACCGATATTTAGTCTTCTATAATCTTTAGTAGATTCTTTTAATAAGCTTTTTAATTTCATAATTAGTCCCTATCTAAAAACACTCACAATATCCACCAACTTCACAAATGATGTCTCTCATGATGTTTTGTGCTTTGTTATACCTATAAGTATCCTGTTTTCTCTCAATACCTTCTTTTAATACACCTTCATTTTTTGGTGACATAAATGCTCCATGAGTTGAAGGATTAGATACAAAGTCCCAACAAATTAATTCAAAATCATTTTCTACTGCAACAGTACCATCTTCACTAATTTGTTTTACTGAACCCATTCCTCTCGATGAAATACCAACCGTACATCCTGCGTTGATTATTTCTTGTAATATTTTTCCTGCGGGTGTATTTAAAATTTCTACTGTTCCAACCACATCGTCACCACGCCATTTCACATCTCTTACAATATGAGATGTATTTTTTAATTCAACTACTGAAGACTCTGGGTGGTCAAGTTCACCATATGCTCTATTCTCAGCAATTTCTCTCCCCATATACTTAGTAACTTCTCGTTTAAGAATATCTTTTGGATAGACTCTACCATTTTGATTTTTAGCATTTGCTCTTTGAAGAACACCATTAACTAAAAATCTACCATGTTGGGTTTTTGCCTCAGCCAACATAGTAGGAGTTACTTCAAATACCATTGTGTCAATAAGTAATTCTTTCATCTAGCCTTCCCATGTTTTTTTCTTACGATATAAATCAAAGAATACTCTTGCTAATTCATGTCGAATTAGTTTTCTGATTTGTTGGATATCACTTACTTCCAACTCCTCTTTCAAGGTCATCTTTTTATTTTCATTACATCCACAAGACATATTATGCACTCAATTCTTTTAGTTGTCGTGCAACTTTTAACATTCTTTCAGAAATTTTTCCAAATCTTCTTTGTGTTGATTTCCAATATTGTCCGTTGTGTACACCCATTTCTGTTTTAAGTTTGGAGTTCTGACTTACAATCTTAGTTATTTCCCACATCAGTCTATTAATCTCTTTAATTGAATTGTTTACCTTTTGATGAGCTTTCATTGACTCGTCATTTTTGTAATCACGATAACTTGCTTCAACTATCTTTTCTAACTTAGCTTCAATCTTACTGATAGATTCTAATTTTTTAATATTCTTATTTGTCTTCTTAGATTTTTTATATCCAAGTACTTCTATGTGGTCATCGTCCATGTCGTCCTCACTTTTTGCAAATGCGTAAGGAGTTCTTGGTGGACCTGCTCCACCATCTAAATTACCCGTAACATTTGCCTCATCTTGAGTTTCTTCTTCATCTTCATCTTGTCCGAGTAGAACAGTTTTCTTTTCCTCTAACTCATCAAATCTTTTATCAAGTTGTTCAAGTAAAAATTTAGACATTATTTTCTCCTTAGTTCTTCTAATAGTTGATTATATCTTAAAAGAGCCAATACCTGATTTTCGTTTACTACTTTATGCTTAGTTAACTCTCTTATCAGATTTATGGTTTCATTTAATTTTATCTGAGTAACTTTATCTGCAATCTTAATTGATTTCAGTTCTCTTTTTAATCTAGCTACTTCAGAAACAACAAACTTTCTCAATTTTTGAGAATTATCAATATTATTGATGTAGTTCTTTAATATAAGTTTTTGAGCCTCAGATAAACTTGAGTATTTTGAATTAAATGAGTTTACTAAAAACTTATATGCTAACAATCTAACTTCTTTTGGTTGTTTAGCGTACTCTTTATTTGAAGTGTCTTCTTTTATTACAACTTTATCAGTTGTAATCGCTTCAAATATTGTATTTTTACATTCAACATACTCTTTTGGTGAAAATGATTCTGTATTTTCGAATAATTTGTATGCCGATGCCAATTCTTTGTAATTATTAACTCTATATTTGAAAAAGTCTTCAATTACATAAGAATTCTTTATTGATTTAATCAAATTATATTTTTCTCTTCTAAGATTCGTCTCATTTAACTTAGCTCTTTCTTTCAAAACTATGTTTAGAAATTCTTGTGCCTTGTATTGTGAATCAAAGTTCTCTTTTGTAAGAGCTTGGTATAATTTTAATTCAGTTGCAAGTTGAGAACCTCTTTTGAAGTGTTTTTTAATAATTTGAGTGGCATAACAAGTGGTATCTGATAATGTATCAGAGGCAATTTGTCTAACTAATAGTTCAAACAAAATACCTGTGTTTTTAAATTTGCTATGTTTTAATTTACTCATTCTTACTGCCTTAATTATTAACAACTACAATATAAATATCTAAAAAATAACTAAATCGTGTCGTCTATTAAATTCTTCTCATCTAATAACCCACCTTTATCATCATGTTGTGAGTCATCTTTCAAAGATTCTAATATAACTTTCTTAGTTTTTCTTTTCATTTTACCGAGAGAGTTGTTAAGTGCCTCGGCTTGTTCGTATGCTAATGGTGATAGTTTATTTTTACTATATGACTTCTCTGGCTTAGCTGCTCTTCTATTAATTTTCTGACCTAATGGGTCTCTACCAAATGGATTATCATCTGTTTTGTAGTTACCAGCTTTAGGTGGTCTTCCTGCACCATCAAACCCACCTTCGGGTGCGCCAGGTTCAGTTGGAACACCTGCGTTTCCATATTCATTTTGTGAACCATCCTCACCATCACCATTTTGTTGTATCATAGCCAAATCATGTGGAGTACCAAATGATTCACCTGATTTTATTGGGTCATTACCTTCTGATTCTATCTGTTCATGTCTAAATCCAAGTTTCAAGTCATTAATTACTTTACCTTGTTCAAGTTTCCACTCATCATCTGACATATTAAAGATGTTTTTGTATACCCATTCTTGAGATACCATCTTAAGGTCTTTTAAGTCACTAGCTAATCTTGTCTTTTCACTCCAAAGGTTTGCTTTTTCTTGTTCATATATGATTGATGGGTTTGTTAACTCTAATTCAAAGTTAACTAAGTCAGCATTTTCATATCCTTGTGAGTATAAGTGTATAATAGCAATTTTTGTTAATTCAGATAATACAATTTTCTGTAATCTTTCAACAGTTCTTGCAAATCTAATGTCCTCTTGTGCAAGAGTTGCTTTACCTTCAACACCTTCTTCGTATCCAATGAATGCTTTTGGAACTTTAAGTGCTGCCATCATTCTATTTCTTAGGTATTCGATGTCATCAATACCACCAAACTCCATTCCTTGTAAAGAATCAATCTCAGTACCACTTTGACCACCTCTTACAGGTAGATAATAGTCTTCTAACATATTCATTAAGTTAAACTTAAGATTATAGTCACCTGTATTTTGGTCTAAGTAAGGAACTTTCTTCATTTGGTCAATAATACTTCTCATGTGATTATCAACTTCACTTGGTGGAATGTTACCTACATCAATTTTGAAGATTCTCTTTTCAGGAGCCCTCATGATTCTGTGAATCATCATTGCGTCTTCCATAAGAGTTAATTGTTTCCAAGTTTTTCTTGCACCTTCTAATAGTGAACGACCATATGGAAGGAAGTTAGTATCAGTCATTAACCTAAAGTGTGCCATTTGGTAGAACTCTAAATAATCTGCCTTTTTATTTGAAGCGACACCATGAGCTGCACCAGCCGAACCTATCTTAAATCTTACTTCATATGGATTTTCAGGATTAAATCCTTCTTCTCTTTCTATTTCATATGCTGAAAGTGGTGATACATTAACGATTCCCACACCCTCTTCAATATCAAGGTGTAAAAAGTAATCACCATACTTGTTCATACCTCTAATCCACGACCAAAGATTAAACTCAATGTTTAATACATCATAGAAAAGGTTCTGTAATATCTTTTTTACATTTTCATCATTAGTTTTAATTCTCAATACATCACCCATATCATTTTTTAGGGTACATTCGTCTGAGTATATATCTAATACAGATGCGATGATTGAATCTTTGTCCATCGCTTCATAGTCTGTATATAATTCTAATTTATTTGAGTGATAGTTAAACTGATTATTATATGTTTCCCAATGTTTTCTGGTAGTGTGTAATCTACCGAACCTATCATAATAGGAAGAACTCCTCAAGTTACCTTGTGATTGTAGTCTTTGGGTATCAATAGCTTGTGTATTACCTTTACCAATCCTACGAACAACAACTTGAGTGTTGAATAATTTTTTTAATCTACCAAATAATGATTTATCTGCCATAATTTTAGTTTCTAATTATATAGTATACTTATACAATCTATAAATATACAAAAAAAATAGTTTATATCCAAATTTTATAGTAACCAAGTTAAATCTTGCTCATTACCATGTACATCTTTCTGTTTCCAAGGGTCTCTACCAAGGTTTCTATTACTATAAACACCTGGTTGATTCCTTTTTATATGGGCTAATGTCGTTCTTGTTAAGTCCATTCCTTGTTGTCTCAACTTTAATGCGGTATCTCTAACCCAAAGACCTGTTGAGAATGATATTACTAAGTCATCATTGTAACCTCTTTGTGCCTCTGCTCGGGATCCTGACCAAATGAATACGAACAACTCATCAATTAATCTTTTTGAACGAATTACAGGTGTTCTTTCTCTCATGTATGTATCTAACTTAGATATAACAAGTGGTCTTGTTCTTGATGTCATAGAAAAACCAGGCACCATATCATCTTTTCGTTTTAAATCAAAACCTTTTCTTAGATGGATGTCTTCATCTATATAGCCCAAGTCTCTATATGAGTAATATAAGTTAGTATAGTTTCTATCAATAACTTCTTGTATTACTGCCCAACCAATATTTGCGTTTTCAATTACAAGTAATGCATTGTTCCAATCAGTTGCAACTGAGGTTAGGAATGCACCATATTGTTTTGTTTCGATTTTACCTTTATATTCAGCAACCTGTTCCACATTCTCGACATCAAAAACATGAAACGCAGAATAGTCAGTAGAATCCCCACGAGCAACATCAGCCACAACAACATAGTCACGAGAATAATTAGGATAATCCCATAACCAATAGTTACCATCAAAACCTCTTTTTTCAATAGGGTCTTTAACATGAGTCTCTTCATACCATTTTAATGTTGAACCTTCTACTACTGTATAACCTGAAGAAATAAAGTCACAATCACATTCTTGTGCTGCACCTTTTTCACCTAACAATTTTGTTTGTTGTTCTCTCCAACTTTGGTCTCTTTCAGGATGAACTGACCAATGTAATTCTATTGGATTCCATTGTTCACCATTTTGACCTTGTAACCAAACTTTGTGAAACCAATTACCAACACCATTTGGAGTTGATAAAACTATTGCACCACCACCCGTTGATAATGTTGATTGTGATGAAGTCCAAATGTCTTCTACATTATCAATGAATGCCGCCTCATCAATTACAAGTAAAGATAGTGCTTCAGAACGACCAGCGTCACCTGCTGCAGATGTTGCTTTAATTTGAGAACCATTTTTTAATCGTAATGATAGTTTGTTGTCCTCTTCTGTATTACCCCTTAACCACGATGGTAAGTTTTGGTGCATGAATCTAACTTTAGTAACTAAGTTTTTTGCAACTTCTTGTTTAGTTGCGATTACTAAAACATTTTTATCTTCATGAAACAACATAAGCCAGAGTGAATATCCGGCTGATAGTGTTGATATACCTAATTGTCTTGATTTTAAAATTACATTGAATCTGTTTTCAGATACTGCGTCCATCAAGTCTTCTTGAAAATCATATAGATTAAAAAGAATCTTACCACGAGATGGATGTTGAATGTAACAATACTTTCTAAAAAAGTATACGGGGTCTTTAGCACATTTAATGTACTCTTCTTTGATGATTTGTTTTATTGGCTTTGCCATACATTTACTTTTTATCCCTGTCTTTCTTAAGTGAAATCTTCCAATACATTCTACCAATTATGATTGGTTGAAAATTTTGATTTACACCTAAGCCCAACCCATAAACATTATCTCGTTTTGATTTGTAAAGTAAATCACCAGATAAAAAGTTTATTTGAGATTTATTACCACCGAGACTTACCCCGCCAAAGAATTTTGGTTTATTGAGGTAAATCTCATTAGTAATGGTTGTGGTGGGTATTAATACTTGGGAGTCAAAGTTTCTGCTGAATATCTTATTCTGAGTAATAGTATCAACAATAGTAATGTAACCCAATGAATCTAACTTAAGAGTATCTTTATAGACATACTTGCTATAATAATCTTTTAAGATTTCAAGGGTATCGATTTTAGATTTCAATACTATTGTATCTGTAATAGTTTTAGTCTCAATTCTCGTAGTGTATTTTGGTACATAGACTTTTTTCTCTACCGTCAAAGTATCATATCGTGTTTCCACTTTAGTGATAACTTTTTCGGTTTCAATAGTCTCACCACCACCACAAGTTTTTAGTAAGAGTAAAATACAGAGGACAATAATTATTAAATTTTGGAGTTTAGTTCCAACATTTTTAAATAGTCCCATTACTATGTACTCCTATGAGTTTACTTTTTGCTTTTGCCTCTACCTCTGCCTGAACCTGAACCTGAACTTGCTTTACGAGGTTTTCTGCCTTTTCGGTTTTTACCTTTTGCAGCTGAGACAACATCTTTAGTTTGTTTACCAACTTCTTTTACGGCGTCAGCAACATCACCGAGTTCTTCTTTAACTCTTTTTGCTCTTCTTTTTACTTCTTTAGCAACTACCTTAACATCTTCAACTGCGTCTTCAACCTCATCAGGTATGTAGTCACCATCTCTATCGTTAATCTTTCCTTGCTTGTAAAAATAATAGTATACACCTGCTCCAACAAGTAGTACACCTAAAATAATTAAAAATGTAGTCATAATTTATCCGTTTTTTGATTAATGTTTACTAATATAAATATGTAAATAATTTTAATTAGTATCTTTTGGTACTTCCCTACAATATTCTACTACTTTTTCTAAAATATCATAGTACTCATCCTTTCCATGAAGTTGGATGAATTCGTTATTAGCAGAAATTATACCTTCTTTAATACCATCCCATACTTTAAATAGTTCTGGCTCGTTTTCTTTCTCTGCTCTGTCATAAAAATCTTTTGCACCCCATAAGTGAAATATCTGTTTGTTAAACTCTTCCATAAGAACATTTCCTGGTACATTGTGTTGTTGGTGTTTAAAGTTTAGTGGATACATATGTGCTTGTGTTAGTGATTGTGGTATCCACGAATCTGCAAGTATCTGTCCCTTTTCATCATGTGTCTCTTGCCAAATCATCGAAGATAACAACCATTGTTCCATTGTGATTTGTGCTCCAAACTTATGAGTAAAATCTGATTTGAAATTTTCAAGTTCTTTTACATAACCGCCTGGATTATTTAGAACAAATCTAAAGTACTTATCTGTATACTTTTTTAAAAATTCCATGTCTGTAAATGAAACTGCTGCACAATTAAAAGGAGTTGAGTTTACAAAGGATGTAATGTCCCAATCAGTCCACTTAAATGCTTTTGGTTTATTTAGTGTAGTTGGAAATGCATAATGTGTTGGTGTTTCTGTATGTAAGAATGATACTTTTGCTCTTTCTAAAATGTCGTCAGTTATATTATGTAATACTAAGTCGACATCTAACATACAAAATGGTTCTTCTTGATGTTTCATCACCCAAATCTTTGGAGATGACCAATACTCATCCATGTTAATCTCTACTGCAGGGAATGAATCGAGAACCTCAGTATTCACTTCATCATATAATTTTTCAATTCCGAATTTTTTATATTCTTCTAATGTTGGTGTATCAACATATAATGATACTTTAGATGTTTTGTTTGAGACTTTGATTTTAATAACACTAAGAATTTGTGTTAGTAACTCTAAATCATTGAGAGTCCTTCCCTCTCTAAGTCTATACGAGTGGATATACTTCATAACTTTTTGCTTTTACTTTTATATAAATATTAAAATATTTTTAATGAATTACCAAGTTCTACAAGCCCAATATCTTGCTTTGTGTCTTGGACCAGGATTATCACAATTGTGTCTTGCTCTAAATGCTTTTCTTCTTTCAGGGTCAGATTTTTTAATTCTCATGGTTTTTTCACCACCCTTACCCTTGTGACCAAAGTTTACTTTTACTACATTACCTTTTGGATTCTTAACATAGACTTTAAACTTTTTAACATCACCTTGCATTATCTTACCAAGTTTAACATCACGACCTTGATACTCTGCTTCATTGACATCTGATTTGTATTCTTTCATAAATTCTACAAACTCTTTGACATCTTGGTAATTTTCTACATCATATTCTTCGATTGATTCTTTTTTACCTTTTTTACCTTTTGCTTTGTATCCACTTGCGAATGCTGCTCTTCGTTGTGCGTCACTTGCAAATCCTTCATAGATAGATTTAAGATACTTTAAAAACTCTCTGTCGTTTTTCATATCTTTAAAATCATCATCTTTAAATACATTCTTGATAAAATCTCTTGCGTCTTTAGAATTTTGTCTGATGAGGTCTAAGTTGGAAAATACACCTTCTGCCATTGTAGGTTTGTCTGCAACATTAATTACTTTGTTTTGTTTAATGTATTCAACTGCGTCTTTGTAATCAACCTTAAATTTATCAGCTAACTTTTTTATATTTTTTGGTGTGAACTGATTAAATTTTAATCTATCTAATACTTTATCAAATGCAGATGGAACAAAAAGTGTTTCGTTTACTGATTCTTCAATGTATCCTTGTTTTTTTAAATCTTTTCTAAATGACTCTAAGTCTTTTTTGTTTTTAAAAATTTTGATACCAAAGAAATCACTTCCGTCTTTGTGTTTTTGTTTGCCATCGTGATAAGAGATTGTATATTTTGATTTACCAATACCATCTTGTTGTCTAAATCTTTTTTTACCTTCATCAATACCTTTGATTTTCTTTTGGGTCATCATTACTTTGTACCCATCCTTTTTCATATCAGCCATAAACTTTTGAGCCATCTTTTTATCGGCGTAAGCTGCGAATGCAGGTTTGATAGGTTTAGGTCCTTTTCCGTATGCAACAACAAATGCTTCATTTACTGATTCGTTCTTTTCTACAAACTTAATAACATCTCTCATAGTTCCTTTACCATTGAATGCCATTTTTTTGTATGCGTCAACATATGATGATGGACCTTCTATTTCTACATAAGAGGTTTTCATTTTACCTTGTGGATTCATATCGTGATATGCTTTTACATTCACTCTTGGATGTCCACTTGGAAATATTCTTTTTAAATCTTTTTGTTGGTCAGTTATAGATTTGTAAGTATGTTTGTATTTAGCTTCATTTACTGAATCGGACATTCGAGGTTTCGCTACTTTATATGCTACGTTTACCATTTTAGGTAAAGAAAGTTTACTAAATTTATCTTTGTTAGATTTGTTAATTTTATCATAGACCTGAGTTACTACTGATGCTGACATCAAATCAACTCTCATCATTTTACCACTCTTTGGGTCTTTGATTCTTTTGTTTTGTTTTTTATTAACAATATCTCTTAATTGTGAAATTACTTCAGGTTCAGATACTTCGTTTACAAATGACTTTGCGTAAGGATTGGAAATCACTTTACCTAACTCAGGTGTGAATCCATATTTGTCTTCCATAAATGATTTAACATTTTGGTACTCTTCCTTAATGATGTGTTTGAGTTGGTTCTTATCCATGTTAGTCCTTAACTTGCGTACTTCATTAATTCTTTAACTTTCTTTTCCATAGCAGGTACTTTGAGTCCGTATGTGTTTGCCATCAACTCTTTCATGTATCCTGAGTCAAGAAAGTTCTGTAATTCTTTTTTAGTTGCTACTGATGATTTGAAATCGTTTTTTGCAATCTTATCTAATTCTTGTGCAGAGATTTTACCTTTCATATAGGCAGTCATTGCGTCATCTTTGTAATTGTATTTACCTTCATTCAATGATTTCAAATGTTTGATTGTAGA